CTTGCCCGTCGTTGACCGCGTAGGCCGCCAGGGCGAGGGCCAGGTCGCGCCGGCGCAGAGAGCGCACCCGGCCCTCGGTGTCGAGGGCGTCGAGCAGCCTCGCCCCCCAGCTCACGACGCCCTCCGGGGCCAGGCCCACTTGCCGCGCGCCGCCTCGGTGCCCGCGGGCTCCGTGGTGAACTCGACGTCATCCTGGAAGAAGACTCCGCCGCGGAAGAACTCGACGATGCAGACCTTACCGCCGTGGCGCACCTCCGTGATTTTCGCGGCGATGATCGACGGGGGATATTTGCCGTCCTTGTCGCCCCAGTTCGTGTAGGCGACGTCATCGCCTACGGCGGGCTGCCGCACGACCTGGCGGGCCTCGTCGACGCGCGCAAGGGACAGCTGGGGCCAGTGCCAGCGACCGGGCTCCGGCGCCCCGCTCTTGCTCTCGTGGACGCTGGTACGCCACGCGAGGCCGGCCTTGCCTTCCTCGGGGGTGACCCCGCTGTCGCCGCCGCTGTGGCGGCTCTCGCCGTCGTTGCAGCCGTCCAGGAACACCTGGAGCTGCAGCAGGTCGTTGTCGGGCCACGAGGCGACCACGATGGCGGGCCGGACGTGGCCGTTTTCCAGGGTGAAGTGGACGATGCGACCGACGGTGGGCTTGTTCATGGTGGGCTCCTTGTTCGATGGGTCAGGGGGTGAGGTTCGAGGCCGCTGGCGCGGCGCTGGCGCTGCTGGCTGGGGCCGCCCGCTTGCTCAGCCTCCTGGCGGTGTCCCTGGCTTTCTTGGCCTTGGGGAGGGCCTTCTTGGCCTCCTCCTTGTGCGGCGCCTTGCAGGCCTCGTCGGCGCAGCCCCGCACCGCGTCCAGGATGGGTACCGCGACATCAAGCCCGCGATCGACGACGTCGGTGACCTCGGCGCACTCGGCCGAGCCAGCGGCCCCGCAGAGCGCACGGGCGACCGGCGCCAGCTCGCGCGCCTCGTCGACGACCGCGGCCAGGTCGGCCAGATCGTCAGCGGTGGGGATGGCGGGGCGGCAGGCGCTGGCGAGGATCAGGCCCAGAAGGGCGATGTCAGCAAGGATTTCGAGGCGTTTCATGGCACAGACTCCGGGGAGGGGATGGGGCCGTCGGGGCGGCGGTTGAGCACCAGCAGCAGCACGCCGCGCCAGACCCAGCGAGCCACCTGGCCCGCGCCGCGCGCGATCCAGACGAGACCGGCAAGGCGCGGGCTCTTCTCTTCGAGGGCGAGCAAATCGATCTTCGAGGTGGCCGCGTTGACGGTGTTGGTCACCAGCAGCGCCAGCGCCGCCACCAGAGCGACCCGAGGGTGTGCGACGACGAGTGCGGCCAGCTGTTGTTCCAGTTCTTCCATTTCTTTCCTTTCAGGCGGGGATCAGCGCTTCGATCAGAGGCTGAGAGATTGTCCTCAGGAGCCCCTGTCCGGTGCTGGTCAAGTGCACCTTGTCGGCTTGGAAATAGGTGGTGTTGGCGCTGGCCCCGACCGCCCCGAGGTTGGCGTTCGCGGCGTAGTCTGCGAGAGCGTCGGCGTGGCTCGCCCAGTCGGCGTTGATCGCCGCGTTGATCGTTGCGCGGCGCGCGTTGTAGGTGGCCTGGAATCCGGCCACGGCCGTGTCGGCGTGGCTCCCTTGTTTTCGAGCGCGGCGAGGCGTTCGCTGACGCGCTCGCGGTCCTCGTCGGCGGCTTTTTGCGAGCGCATACGTGCTTCCTTTTCGGCCTCGGCTTGCTGCTGCTGGGCTCGTGAGTAGAGAGCCGCACCCGCTGCTGCGAGCGAGGCGATCAGCGAGGCCGTGGCGGTGATGATGCTGGGGTCGGCTGAGGCCATCAGACCTTGCCTCCGAGGACTTCCGCAGAAGCAGACTCCAGCTCTGCCACCACGCGCTCAAACGACTTCCGCAGCTCTTTTGGCGGGACTTTGCTGTCATCGTCGCCGGGCTTGACCTCGACGGCGCGCACGTCCTCAGCGCCGTCTGCATACCCCCTCTCCACGACAGTCGACGGCCAGGCGGCGAGCGCGTCGACGATCGCCGCAGCCTCGTCGGCGGTCCACTGCCCGGAGGCCACCACGTACTCTGATTTTAGGTCTTCTCCCGGGACGAATCGCACCAGGTCGGGGCTGATTTTATCGAGCGCCGCCTCAATCTGCGGAGCCTCGGCGGCCAGCGCGACCAGGTGCAAACGGGTGTCGAATTTCATGCGAGGCTCGCTGCCAGGTAGGACTGAAGTGAGGTGAGATCGGCACCCGCGAGCGCCGACGAGGCCAGCACGATCTTTCCAAACTCGATGGCCGCAGGACCGGTCGCATCGCTCTTGTTTCCAAGGCAGGCGGTGCCCAGGTAGGGGCCCACGGCGCCGGTGGTGATGACCACTGTTTGCGCGACGCCATCCAACCAGCAGCTGTAGTTGCCGGGGGTCGAGGCCCCGGCTCCGTTGTAGACAATCAAGAGCGAGTGCTTAACCGTGTCAAGCACAGGGGAAATTCCCACGCCGGCAACCGCGCCGTTGAAGTCGAATGCCCACGTCAGCCGCTTGTAGGCACCGTTATCCGTGGCCAACAGGCGGCTGGTGGTGGTCGACCCGTTTCCGAGGTTGAGGATCTCGTCGAACTCCCCGACAGGGACCGAGGTCAGACGGAAGGTCAAGGCCCACGTCTGGGCGCCGGTGAGCACGAACGTGGCCGCGGGGGCCAGCGCGTCGTCGACGTCGTCGGCGCGGATCGCCGAATGGCCGGCGCCCAGGCTGTTCTGCTGCCAGGTAAACCGCCGGTTGCTGGCGGCCTGGATGAAATGTCGGTTGTTGCCGCTCTTGTCGCTGGCCTGCCCGACGGCGTCGCCGCTGAGGGTGACGGCGCCGGTTCCGCCGCTGTTCTGCCAGATCGAGGCTGCGGTGTCGTCGGCGTCGAGAAACAGCGCCAGCGCCGCGCCGAGGCTGTTCGGGGTCCAGGAACCGGACGCGGCGGCGCCCGCGAGCAGCCCCTGCCGGCGCCGGCTGCGGTTGCGGCGGGAGATCGTTCTCACGGGCCGCCCATGCCTTCCTTGGGCGAGGCGGCGAAGATCCTCACCCGACCGGTCCCGCTCGTGGTCTTCCAGGCCAGGTAGCCCATGGGCGCCCCGTTCCCCCCCACGAAGAACGTGCGCTCTTCGCCAGCGGGGATGACCGCGCAGCTGTTGGCGTGGGGCACGCCGCCTGAGCCGTTCGCGGCGCTGTCGATGGTGTCGCCGGAGGTTGCGATCATGGCGACCATCAGGTCGGCCCCGGAGACTTGGATGGTGAGCATCCGGCCGCGCCAGTAGCGCTGGACGGCGCCCACCTTCGCGTCGAGGTCCAGGTCGGCCTGGGTCGTCGAGGTGTCGACGGCGTAGACCTCGCCGCGCTTGGGCGGGCTCAGCGTGGCAAAAAGCTCTTCGATGCGGCTGCTCATGGGCTCAGGGCTCCTTCCATCTGCTCGCTCTTGCCGGCGAGGGCGGCGGTCTTCATCGGGCGGACGGGGGGCGAGGGCGGCGCCACGGCGCCCGGCTGCGGGCCACCAGCAGCGCCAGCGAGCGCGGCCTGCACGGCGGCGCCGGTGGCGGGGTTGTGGGCGGCCGTTGCGGGTAGGTCGAGCAGGTAGGCGAGCTTCCTGCGCTCGTCGGTCGTGAGGGGCTGCTCGCGGCCTGCGATGGCCGTCTGCACCTCGCCCTGGATCTGGGCAAAGAGGCGCGGGTAGACGGCCTTCAACGCCTCGACCGCTTCGCGGCTGGCGACGCCCTGGCGGATCTGCTCCATGACCTCGAGCGGCTTGTCGACCGCCCGGGCGTACCGGAGCCAGCGGGCCTGGTCGGCGTCGCTGGGCATGCGGGCCGGGTCGCGGGGGTCGACGGTCTTGACCTGCGCCCGGACGGGCATCTTGCCGGCCAGGAACGCCGCCCCGCGGTCGACGGCGGCGGTCACCCCCGGAGGCAGCGGCGAGGCGTGGGGGGCCGCGGCGCGGGCGGCCTGGTAGCTCTGCAGCTGGTCGCGCCGCTCGGTGAATTCAGCCGACCGGGTCGCCGCCTCCCGCACGCCGCCCCGGGCCGCGGCCGCGCTCTTGTCGGCCGCCTTGCTCGCGGCCTCGACCAGGTCGGCGCCGGCCTTGGTCGCCCCATCCTTGCCCTGCGCGGCGGCTTCCCTGGCGGCGCCGAGCACCTTGCCCCCGACCTCCTTGCCCTGCGTCAGCAGCGCCCGGGCCTTGCCCCCGATCTGCGCGTCGACCCCGGCGATCATGCGGTCGATGGCCCCGGGCTGTAGCAGCGCTTGCCCCAGGGCCTGCGAGCCATAGCGGCGAGAGAGGTTCTTGGCGGCCATGCCGGCGAGGGCCATGGGGATACCCAGCGGCCCGCCGGCGATGGCGGCCATGCCGACGCCCGCGGCGTATTCCCCCATCCCGAAGGCGTTGTTTCTCAGCTCCGACGAGGCCCCCTTTTCGGTCGCGTCGCGAAAGAGGCGAGCCACCCGATATTCGTCGTTGGCTGCGCGCCAGACCTTCTCGAATCCTGGGCCCATCCTCTCGGCGCTCTCGGTGCCCATCGTCACGAGCTTCCGATCCAGGCCGAAATAGAGGTCTTTCTTCAATTCATTGGCGACGTTCTCGGTGCCAGCGCGCCAGTCGATTCGGTTTCCAAGCGTGTGTTTGGTCTCCCAGACCATGCGCGGGTCGCCGCTGGCGCTATGGAGTTTGTCGTACCAGCCGTCGACCTCTTTGACGGCCCTTTCGAGGTCCGGGTCGATCTTCCCTTCAAGCTTCTGCACCACCCCGGCGCGCTGCTCGCGGATAAAGGCGCGCATGTCCGTTCTGACGCCCGCAGCGTGCATCTGATCGACGAGCTTGCCGACCTCGGCGCCGTCCTTCTCGATCTGCATCTTCGCGTGCTCGGCCATCTCGGTGCGGGTGCGGAGCTTGCCGGTGGTCTGGTCCATCCCGGCTTCGAGCCCCTTGCGCACGAAGCGGTCTTCCGCATCGGCCCCCATTGCCCGCAGCTCTTCGATCTGCTTCAGGTTGGCGCCGGTGCTCTTGATGACCTGCTCGCGCCCCAGGCTGTCGAGCGCGCCCGAGCGCTCGAGCTTCTGCACCCCGCCCTCGACGGCGGCCTTGCCCCGCTCGACCAGCGGCGAGGCCGCCTCGATCGCCTGGGCCCCGAGGTCGCGCCCCTTCTCGACGAGGGTCCGGCCCGCGCCCGCAGCGGCGTCCGCAGCGGCGCCGGCCACCGCTCGCCCCCCGGACATCGCCACCGAGCCGGCGCCCCCCAGGGCGGCGCCCATCAGGGCCCCGTGGCTCATGGCCGCCATGAGCTTGTCGCCATCGATGTCGCGCTGCTCGAGCGCCGCCTGGCTGATCTCGCGCCCACCCTCGAAGAGACCGAACTCGGTCGCGCCCCGGGCCGCGGCGCCCACCGCCCGGGCCCCGGCGGCGCCGAGGGCGCTGCCCCCCGCGTTGAAGGCCACGCCCCCCAAGCGCGAGCCCAGGGCCCCGGCGGCCTCGCCCACGGCGCCCACCGCCCGCACCGGAGCCCCGATGGCCCGGGCAGCACCCCCCAGGGCCCCGCCGCCGAGCAGGAAGGGGGCCACGGCCCCGCCGAGCTCCGTCGCCGTGGTCAGGTTCGGGTTGGCCCGCTGGAGCCCTTGCAGCTCGGGGGCGAGGGTCGGGTCGATCCGGGTCAGGGCCTGATCGCTGAGCCCCAGCGTCGCCCCGCGCAGGAAGCCAGCGCTGGCGGCACGGGCGGTCTGGAGGGGCGTCGAGTAGAAGCGCTTGTCCTCGTCGGCGGCGACCACGCCAGAAGGTGCGGCGTCCGCGTCAAATGCCCGAATGGCGGCGTCGGCTTGCGTCGAAGGCAGGTAGCCGAGCTTGCCGTTTTGATAGACCGGAATGCCCTGGCCAGGGTTCACCTGGTACTGGTCGGGGGCGATCTGGTACTGGCCCGAGCGCACGTATTCGGAAAGCTCCGAAGCGTCGACGTGCCACTGCTGCCCCTGCGCGTCCTCGACAACGACGGGGTCACCCGCCGCCGGCGCGGGCGCGGGCGCAGGTGTCGGCTCGGGGGCCTCCGCCTCGCTCACTTGCCCGCCTTCGGCTTGGCGCCGATCTGCTGGGCCTTGCCCCGTTGCAGGTTGTCGATGTAGCCGAGCGCTGCGTCGACGGTCTCGGCGCTACCCCCGCCGTCGATAATGCTGGTGAGCATATCTTTGAAGGCATCCTCGTTGTCCTTGGTCATCGCTCCGTTGCCCGTCGCGACGTTGACCGCGGCGCCGACCGTGTAGGAATGGAGGCGCAACTGCTTGTTGCGGATCGCCGTGTCCTTGATCGTGAGGATGTCTTTGAGCTTGCGAGCCTCTTTGCCCACGGCCGAGAGCGATGCGCCTTGCTTGCGAACTTCGGTCATCTCGGAGTCGGGAATGCCGGGGCGAGCGATGTACTCGGTGACTTTTCCGGTTACCGGATCGGTCACCGCGAACGTTCGCGCGCCTTCTTTTTCTGCCGTCTTTGTGGCGAACTCCCCCGCCTTGCCGCCGGCCTCCGCGGCTTTGATGTTGCGATCTTCGACGGTGCCGCCCCGAGAGATCCGCTCCTTGAGCTGCTGCTCCCTGAGCTTGAGCCCGTCGCCACCGCCGCCGGTGGTGTGGGCGGGGATGAACGCGCTGGTCAGGCTCTGCGAGGTGGCCAGGTCTCGGGCGATCCCGAGACGCTCACGCGCGGTCGCCAGCTGCTGCTGGGCCTGCTGGTATTCGGCGCCGAGGTAGCGCACCTCTTCGCGGGCCCGCATCTCGGTCGGGGTCGGGTCGGCCTTGTCGATGTAGTCGGGGGCGAGGAAGTTGCCGGCGGCGCGCATCTTCTGGAACACCAGCCGACCGATCTTCGCGGGGCCCTCGTCGACGGGCACCTCTTCCTCGATCATCTGGCGCACCACGGGATTTGCCTTGCGGAGCGCGATGTCTTTGAGGGTGTCGTCGACCTGGCGCATGGCCGCGTTGCGGGCCACCTCGCGCACCTTGGTCTCGTCGCCGTAGCGCTCGCGGGCCCGGCGCCGAGCGTCGCCCAAGAGCCCCAGGTTGGCCTTCTTGGCGTTGAGGTCGGCCTCGATCGCCCGGTTCAGCCCCGCGGCCAGGTCGCCGGGCTCGCGGCCGGCGATGGCGGCGCCGATGCCCGAGAGGGCCATCGCCGCCGTCATCGCGACCTTGTAGCCGGTGCTTTTGTCGTTCCAGAAGCTGTTGGGGTCGGCGAGCTTGCGGCGCTCGGCGTCGATCGAGTCCTCGAACTCCCGATCCTCCTTGGCCGCTTTCTCGTCGGCTTCCTTCTGGATGGCATCGTGCTCGGCCAGCTTGGCCCCTCGGCCGGCCTCGGCTTGACGCGCTTCCTCGTCGCGCTCGGCCTGGTAGCGGGCCACCTCGGCGCCGGATTTGGTGGCGGCGTCCTGGGCGTCGATGAACCCGGCGATGGCCGCAGGGTCGACCTGCTTGCCCTCGATCGTCCGCTGCTTGTCGAGCCACGCCGCGTCGTGTCGGACGAGGGGCGAGCCCATCTGGGCCCGCCGGAAGCGCTCATCTTCGATGGCCCGCAGTCGCAGCTCTGTCTCTTCGGCGTCGGTGAGCGGTCGCGTGCCCGCGTCGGCGGCCGAGGTGGCTTTCCCGCCGAGCGGCGGGGCCCGCGGGGGCAAGCCTCCCTGCGGCGCTGGCGTGGCGGCGGGGGCCGCGGCGGGCGAGGGCGGGGGCGCCTGTGAGACCAGCGCTTCCCGCGGCGGGGCCCGGGACATGCCACCAGCAGGGACATCGGAGACCGCGGGCGGCGCGGCCGCGGGGGCGTCGCTCCACATCATCGACGGCTTGCGCCCGTCGCCGGGGCCACCGCCCGCGCCGTTGTCGGCCAGGGCATCGGGGGACATGGCCCCGCGGCGGGCCGGGATGGCGGCCGCCAGCCCCGGGTCGAGGGCGGGCGGGGTGTCGAGGCCGGCGCCGCCCTGGCGCAGGTAGACGGCCGCCGGGTCGCGCCCCGCGGCCCGCTCGCTCTGCGCGGCGGCGTCGAGGGCCGACCCCAGCGGGGGCAGGTTGAAGCGACCGCCCTGGCCGTCGTCGAAGGCCAGGCTGTCGCCGTCCCAGCCGAGGAAGCTCCGGGGGGGCATAACTTCCCACCCCCCGCGCCGGCTGTGTAGACCTGTCCGGCGGCGCCCATGAGGTTGCCACCGAGCTTCATCCAGCGGTCCTTGTCGGCCTGCTGCTGGGCGCTGCGCTGGGCACTGGCGCCCATCCTGGACTCTTCGAGCCACTGCTCGGCGGCGCGGCTGTCCTGGTCGCGCTGGATCGACGCCCCGAGCTGCGTCTGGTCGACCGCCATCCGGGCGCCGAGGGCGCCGGCCGCGCGCTGCTCGCTCATGCCGCGGGCGGTGAAGTCGCCGCCCCGGATGTCGCCCAGCTCGCCGCGCTGAGCGTCCATGGCGGCCAGCTGCTGGCGCGCCGTCTGCTCGCTGATCTGCTGGTTGACCTGCCCCTGCATGGTCGCCCCGAGCGCCGCCGTGCCCCGCTGGGCCACCAGCTGGTTCGCCGCGCCGCCCCGGACGTTGGCGGCGGCGGCGGCCTGCTGGGCCTGGGCGGCGCCGAGCATCCCGCGGGCCTGCTGGGCGGCGAGGTTCGGCCCCCGGCCGGCGGCCATCTCCTGGTAGCCGCTGAGCAGGTCGAGCTGCTGTGCGCGCGCTGCGTCCGCCTGGCCCATCTGCCGGTCGGCGGCTCCGAGGGCGCCGGCATCGCGGTTGGCGAGACTGCTGCGCCAGTCGCGCAGAGCGTCGGGGCTGCCGCCGTATTCGTAGGCCCCGGCGTTCTGGTGCAGCGCCTGGGCCTGGTAGGGCTTGTCGACCTTCTTCTTGGACCCGTAGTAGGACGCTGCGGCGCCAGCGAGTGCGATGGCGGCGGGGATGGCGAGCATGGCCATGGGTAACCTCGTGTTTCCCTTCGGGAGCTTGTTGAGACCGGGCTTGCCGCCCGCGAGCAGCGCGAGCTCGTGGTAGGAGAAACCGGTGGGGTTCTCGGTGACGGCGACCGCGGGCTCGGTGTCGGTGATCCTGAGCTTCACGGTCGAACAGACCTGTTCTTTCACACCCACGAGCAGCGGCTGCCTGGGGGCGGTGATGAGCGAATTCATCTGGCTCACCGTCCAGGTCTCGGTCTGCACCGCCAGCGAGTCATCGCCGTCGACGAAGAAGCGCAGCTCGAGCCCGTAGGCGCTGTTCTTCTCGAGCTGCAGGTGCACCCACCAGAGGCGCTGGTAGCCACCGACGGCGCCGAGGTGGATCCAGGGCGTCTCGATCGTGGCGGTCACCCAGGTCGGCAGCGTCGGCCCCGGGTCGAAGCCGGGGTTGTCCCCGTAGCTCTCGCACCAGACGCCGTAGAGCGTCGGAGACTCGGCGGCGAGCACATGGCGCCCCTGCCACAGGCAGTGAGCCCGAGCGGTGAGGGCGAGGTCATCCGACCAGCTCCAGGAGGTCCAGGCCTGGTGGCGATAATCCCAGCAGAGCACGATGGTCCGTCCGGCCCCGTTCGCACAGAGCCACAGCACCCGCATCCTTTCCTCGTCGAGGACGGAGCCGAGAATCGTCGGGTAGTCGGCCAGGTGATCCTGGGCCGAGTCCCCCAGCGGCAGCACGTCGCCGCCGAGCGTCAGGAGGCGCAGGCCATCCTTGCTCTGGAAGGCGACGCCGTCGCGGTAGGAGATGACCGAGCGAGCGTCGACGCAGCCCCACGACGTCTGCACCGCGTCGGGCGCGGGGTAGGCCGGGGCGCCGGTGTCGCCCGGGCCGGGGTTGACCGGGAGCAGGTAGATCCGGCTGCCCGTAAAGATCGCGAGCGAGGCCCCGAGGGCTTCGCAGGCGACCGGGTCGTCGGGCGAGTCGTCGAGGGTGATGCGCAGCAGCGCCGAGAAGGCCGGGGCCTCGCCCTGCACGATGTATTTCGAGAACCAGATCTCGCGCTTCTCGGCCGAGACCAGCCACACCCGTCCGCCGTGCACGCAGAGGTGGCGCGAGGGCGGGGGCGTGTCGTTGTCGACCGCGCCGCCGTCGGTGTAGAGCTGCCCGCGTGCGGCGGCGATCAGGTCAAGGTCGGGCTCGCTGTCGACGATTTGCACCCACGGCAGCGACGAGACGTTGACGTCGCTGTTGTAGGCGATCTGGTAGTGGTTGTCGTCCGAGGCGTCGGTCGGGGTCGTGCGGTAGACCTTAAGGCGGATCGAGCGCAGGTCGCCCGTCCACAGGTCGGTGCGCCGGGTGAGCCCCGTTGTCGTGATCGTGAGGGTCACCGCGGCGTGGGTGAAGCCCATCGAGGTGCCGATCGAGACGGTGTAGGGGGCCGAGCGGCGCGAGCGGTGCAGGTTGCCCGCAGCGTCGCGCCACTCCCAGATGGCGTAGTAGACGTAGTCGACCGTCCCGACCGCGGCGCCTTCGACGCCCGAGGGGCCGAAGAGCAGCGATTCGTTGATGATCTGGGGGGGCTGGACGAACCCGATCTCGCTCGTGCACTGGCCGTCGTATTGCGTCGAGATCGCCGAGGTCTGGTGCAGCAGCCCCGTCGCCTCCGTCGACCGCCAGAGGCCGGCGCCGGGGATGGTCGAGTCGAGCTCGACGACGTCGCCCCAGGAGCCCGCCCCGTCGCTCGCGGCCCGGTCTTTCAGCACCATGATCGGCAGCAGCGCCTTGGCGTCGCTGTCGGCCAGGGGCACCAGGGGCAGCATCCCACCGGCCCCGCCCGCGTCGAGGCCCCGGCCGTCGAGGGGGGCCAGGAGCCCCTCCATCGCCGGCGGGCGGCTGCCGTCCCACTGGTCGGGGTGCCTCGAGAGGCAGACCAGGGCGATGCCGAACAGTCGCTGAACGTTCGGGCTAACCGAGGCGTAATAGTCGGCGACGGCGACGTAGCAGGCCCCGTCGAGGACGAAGCCCGCGCACTGGAGCGCCGTGTAATACATCGACACGGCGGGCCCGAGGCTGACGCCTGCGGCGGTGAAGCCCCGCAGCCGCGTTAGGCCCTCGGCGTCGCCGGTGACCGCGACATCCTCGCGCGTCCAGGCCACGAAGGTGCGGAAGGTCGAGGGCTCGACCACGACGGTGCAGCTGCGGGGCGTCGCCCCGAGCGTGGCCGCGGCCTCGACCTGCCAGTCGGCGACGGCGGTGACGAGGGTGGTCTCCGTGTATTTCTTGCAGCGCAGGTCGCCCGCGTTGTCGTGGAAGACCAGCGACAGGAAGGCGTAGCCGGGCAGGTAGCCGAGCCCCACCAGCAGCCCCCCGCGCCCGAACTCGCTGGTGAACGCGCTGGTGGCGCCGGTAGCGGTCGTGACGCGCTTGACCTGGATGTCGGCGCCCACGACGGCCGCGACGGCAAAGAACCCGGCGGCCGTCGGCACCGCGTCCCAGTGGATGGCGGCGCCCCCCAGCGCGGCCACGGTGCGGGTCGAGCCGACGGTGAAATTGTTGGGGTCGTAGGTGCCGAACCGGAGCGAGCCGGCGCCGGTGATCCAGACGAAGACGAAGAGCCCCGACTCGACGAAGAGCCGGGCCCTCGCGACGCCCGAGAGCAGCTTGCTGTCGGCCAGGATTACGGTCCCGCTGTCGGTGTCGACCACCCGCAGGTATTGGTCGCCGCCGGCGTTGTAGAGGTAGGCCTCGATGGTCCCGATGCGGGCCACCTGGGGCAGCGTCACCGACAGGTCGGCGCCGGAGCGGACGGCGGGGTAGCGGCGCACGGCCAGGCGCGGCACCGGGCATCGGGCGATCCAGGCGCCAGGGCCCGAAGCCCAGGAGTAGAGGTAGTGCCCCGGGTCGGCGACGCTCGAGGTGCCCCCCGCCGGGAAGACCATGACCAGCTCGTTGCCCCGCACATCGACGTGCTTGACCCCGTCCGAGAAGGTCTCGTTGCCCCCCAGCGCCCCGTACCCGTGGCGCTTCTCGACCTGCCCGAATTTCGAAAAGACGCAGTTGTCGATCTGGTGGAACCCCGACGGCAGGTATTTCCCCTGCTCTTCGGTGAGGCCACCGCTCGGCGGGATGGCGATGGGGGGCAGCTGGGTGAGGGCCATCAGCGCCACACCAGCAGGTCGATGGTGCAGGCCGCCGAGGCGACGAACTGCATCTCGGTGGCGGTGGTGAACCCCGGGTTTTCGGTCACCGCCGCGGCGGTCGTGCCGTAGGTGCGAAGCACGAGCCACCCGGTGGGGGCGCCGGCCAGGCCGTGGCGGACTTTGGTGAGGGAGGTCGCGATGGCGAGCCCCCGCAGCACCTGGAACGAGCCAGGCGCCGGCAGGTGAGGGAGCGCCAGGACGGCGTTGAGCTTGTCGCGCCAGAGGCGCAACAGCTTCTGCCACCCAGCGGCGTCGGGCTCGGCTTGCGGCAGCGTCACACCGGCCACGGCCACCACTCCTCGGCGCCGTCGCCATCGAAGGTGCCCTGGCGCCGCTGGCGGCTGAGCAGGTCGGTGGCGTCGCGGCGGCGGTTGGCGATGTGGGCCGGCTGGGCCTCGTCGCGGTCGCCCGCGAGCTTGGCGATCCTCGCCGCCTGCTCGGCTTTCTTGCTCAGGTAAAACGAGGGGTCGCGCTCCTGCATCGCGGCCAGCTCGGCGACGCAGTGGGCCACCACGAAGGTCTCCCAGCCGTTGATTCCGTCGTAGTAGACGTCGGTGGGGCTGACCTGCACGACGTGCATGCAGACCGGCAGGTAGACCAGCTTGACGCTAAAAACCTTGGTGGGCGTGGGGTAGAACCGAATCCGCGCCTGGGGGACCGTGGCGGCGTAGTCGGCCTGCTGCCCCGTCGTCGAGTAGGCCAGGTGGGCGACGGCGTCGCCGCGGCTGTTCAGCTTGGTCCACAGGTCCGAGGGGCGGAACCTCGGTGGCTCACGCCAGCCGGATGTGGGGTAGGTGGTGACGGTGCGAGAGTCCACCGTCACCACCGTCGGCGCCGTGTCGTTCAGGGCGATGGCGTGCAGCTGGTAGAAGTCGTCGGGGAGGTCGTAGTCGGAGACGTCTGCCTCGGTCGCGAAGCCGTAGACCGTCGAGTAGTACTCGGCGCCGCGGGCTGCGATCAGCAGGTCGTACAGCTCGTACGCCCCCTCGGTGATGAGGCGGTTAAGCTCGGTGTCGGAGATGAAGCCGTTGACGTTGGCCTGCCGGGCGGCAGTCCTCACGCGATCCGCGATCTCGCTCCGTCGAACGGTCGTCTCCATGGGTCACCTCAGCAGCTCGCGACAGCGGTTTCGAGGGCGGCGGCCGCCGCCTCGTCGTCCTTGGACTCGAGGGCCTCGCGGAATGCCTTGACCGCCGCCACGAGGGCCTCGTTCGTCTCGCTTGAGGGCTCTCCCTCGACCTCGCCGCTGCCCTTGGCCTCGGGGACGTCTTTGCCGCCGCCGAGGGCGACGACCAGGTCGAGCTTCTTCTTGTCGTCCTTCATGGGCTCTGGCTCGTCTGCTTCATCCAGAGCGTCAGCGAGATCGCCTGGGTGGTGGCGAGGTCGACAGCGGCGTTGGCCTGGCCGTCGGTGCCGTCCTCGAACTGAAAGACGATGGTCGGCGCGGTGGCGCTGTTGACGTTGTCGCTGACCTTGACGGGGTATTTGCGGGTGGCGGCGATCCCGTAGTTGGTGTCTTCGTACCCCCAGGACCACGAGACCAGCTTGTAGAAGCGCTTGTTGAGCGTGAGGGTCACGCGCTTGGTGCTGCCGTTGCGAGCGACGCTCGCGACCCACGGCATGTCGGTGGCAACGGGGGCGGCGGCCCCGGCACCGACCAGGCGACCGACCAGCGGCACGAGCCCTTGCTGGGCCGCCTGGAGGTCGAACTTGAAGAAGTTGGTCTCCGGGGTCGCCATCTCACACCCCCGACAGCACGCCGAGGTGCAGCGGCGAGTCGCAGCCCATCTGGGCGTAGTAGCCGATGCGCCCCACGTAGGCGTCGTCGGTGGCGTGGGCGCGGATGTCGTTGCCGTCCGCGTTGAGGATCATGGGGATCTGCTTCTTGCGGGCGTAGACCTTGACGGTCCCGTTCTTCCAGAAGCGCACGACGCCGGCGGGGCATTGGAAGTCCTCGACCAGCACGACCGACCGGCCGCCGACGCTGAAGCTCTCGATGTCGAGCACGACCTTCGTCGAGGGGCTCTCCATCTTGGTGACGCGCATGCGGTCGCCGATGTTGCGGCGGATCTGGCTCGCGAAGTCCGAGCCGCAGACCATGCGATCGGGCTGGCTGCCGTGACGGCTGGCGCGGGTGAGGGCCTTCTCGACGACCTCGAGAGCGGTGCTGCCATCGGCGGCGAAGCGCCAGCCGGACAGGCGCACGACGTCGACGGAGCGGTCGACGCCAAAGAACGCGGTCGAGCCCGGCGCCGTGATCGGGTTCCAGGCGTCGAAGCCCTTGAGCTTCGCGTTGAAGTCGCCCTCGGCGTAGACGTAGTCGTCGGCGGCGAAGCTGGTGATCGTGCCCGAGTAGGTGATGGTCCCGGTGTCGCGGTCGACGTTGGTGACGGTGCCCACGCCCACGCGCTCGGCGCTCTTGTTGGCCGTCGCCTTGAACTTCTTGTTGATCTCGAAGTTGCAGACGTCTTCGGGGTTCTTGAGGATGAACGAGCCGGCGCCGGGGATGCTGCCGACACGCCCGCACTCGCCCGAGCCGTCGCGGAAAATGTCGTTGGCGAAGGAGCGCCGCAGGTTGGCGATGATGCTCTTCGTCTGGTTGTCGAGCAGGTCGACCAGGGCCTCGGGCGACATGCCGGCGAGGATGGCCTCGCTGTCGATCTTGAAGGCGCCATAGTCCTTCGAGGTCGTCAGCTTGAACACGGTCTGCTCGGTGGCGGCCATGTTCGCGATGGCGGTCGAGAGGACCGCCGAGCGGCCAGCGCTCATCGCGTACTGGATGGGCAGCCGCATGTCGTCCTGCCCCGAGAACAGGTCGATGGGGATTTGCTTGGCGGTGGGGCTCTCTTCGTAGAACTCCTGCACCAGCTTGTTTGTCGGCCACTTGATCTTCAGTGCCGCGCTTGCCGCGGCCATCGTCAACGATTCGGTCATCGTCGCGCTCCTTTCAGGCGGCTGCGCCGCTCTTCATGATTTCTCGGACCTTCGCGATGGCAGCGGCATGCCGCTCCTCGTCGCTCATCGGGCGGGTGCCCCCTCCGCTCGCGCTCGCAACGGCGCCGGTGAGTGCGCGAGGGGCCGGCGCCGCCGCGGGCTTGCTGCCCCCGCGGATCTTGGCGTGGTAGGCCTTGGCGCCCTGCTCCAGAGCGTCGAGGATCTCGGCGTTCGTCCAGTCGCCCTTGCGCCCCCTCTGGCGGAAGGTCTCGACGATCCCGTAGGCGTTTTCGAGCACCGACCCGGCGCCGCGCGTCTCGAGGTAGAGGCTCAGCTCGGGGTGCTTGTCAGCGGCGATGGCGCTGAGGAAGGTGCGCTCTTCGTGCGCCTTGACCTCGGTCTCCTTGGCCTTGCCGTCGTTGTCGCGCTCCTCGCGCAGCTTCTTCAGCTCGTCGCGCATCTCCTGCATCTCGCGCGAGGGGCGATCGGCCTCGGCGCCGGTAAGGGCCGCGGCGATGTCGTTGGGCTTGAGCCCCAGCAGGTCGAAGAGCCCGGCCAGGTCGGAGCCGGCCATCGAGCGGACCTTGCTCGCGAACTCGATGGTCTCGGCGAGGCGCTTGGTCTCGGACTCGACGCGGGCGGCCTGCTGGGCCAGCTCGGCCTCCCGGGCCTCGACCTTGGCGGCCTTGGCCTCGGCGGCCTTGCGCACGAGGTTGGCGGCCTTGAGCGCCGCGGTCTCGGGGGCAGGCGCCGGCTTGGCGTCCGCGGGGGGCGCGGCGCCGTCCTCGGGCGGCATGCCTTCGAGGGTGACCGGGATCTCGACCTCGGCGTCGGTGGACGTCTCGGCGGGGGCGGCTGCGGGGGCGACGGTGTCCATGGTGAGGCTCATGCGGCGAGGCCGGGGGGCGGCATCGCGGCGTCAGGGGGTGGGAGGGGGCCCGCGGCGTCAGGGCCAGGCGGGGGCGGAGGGGCGGCCTTGGCGGCGGCCGCCGCGGCCAGCTGGTCTTTCAGGTCGCGAGCCTCGTCGATCCACTGGAGCAGCAGATCGCAGGTCTCGGACGGCACCTTCTCGAGGCGCCAGCGCTGGTAGGTGCGGCCCCCGAGCAGGATGCAGAGGTTGAGGTCGAAGAACTCTTCCGGCCGGATGTAGTCGGTGCCGTCGAGCAGCTGCTCGAGGATGTCTTCGATGAGGTCGACGCTCGCGCTCACGGCGCGGGTCACCTGGTCGAGGTCGGGGAAGTCGAGCAGCCGCAGGATCTCCTGCGGCTGGATCCCGAGCTGGCTGGCAAAGCCCGAGTTGACCATCTCCATGATGGCGTCCAGCCGCCCGGCCGGCGTCGACGGCAGGGCCGAGACCGGGAAGACCTTGAGGGCGTAGCTCGACTCGTCGAGCTTCGCCTGATCCCAGGCGATGCGCTCGACCCGGTGCTTGCTCTGGTAGACGACCTCGTAGGCCTTGTCGTCTTTGGCGGCGTGCTCCATCAGCCGCACGCCGATGCGGGCGCCGTCGATGAACAGGCGCTCATAATTGCGCTGGAAGTCGAGCATCCTCCGGCTCTGGAGGTAGCTGTTCGTCTTGATCGCGACGCCGCTCTGCAGCCCCGGTGGGGCCTCGGCGCGGGCGGTCAGGGCGCTGACGCCCGAGATCTCGTAGCTCCACTGGTAGAGCTGCCGCAGGTGGGCATAGATCTCGGGGGCGACGGCGGGGAAGACGAGCGCCGTCGGGGGCGTGCCCGTGTAGTCGAAGATGATGCCGGGCTCGTTCCCGAGGTGGTTCTTGACGACGCGGCTGCCGCGCTCGACGGCGATGCGGGGGTAGGTGTTGTAGTGCTGCCCGGTGTCGATCGAGCGCAGGAGCTTGTTGATGGCGGTCTGCAGGCCGTCCAGCTCCATCGCCAGGCCCTGTGGCCAGAAGCCTTGCAGCGGGTCACGCCAGCGCAAAAACGCCAGCGGCGTCCAGTCGTGGGGCCACTCCTCGCGAAAAAGGGTGGTGCCCTCGATCGCGATGACGTGCTTGCCGTCGCCGGACTCGGGGCCGGTCCGCAGGTGCCAGGCCTCGACCACCAGGAGCTGGTCGGCGACCGTGTCGCGCCAGCGCCAGCCGCCCGAGTCGCCGCCGGTGGTCTCGATCAGCGCCCGGTGGTTGGGGTAGAGCTCGGCGAGCACGTCGCGGTCGACGTAGCGGAGCAGGTACATCGACCGGGGCCGGTCGTAGTAGCTGTCGCGTTCGTCCACCCACACCTCCCACGGGTAGACGCGCTCGAAGCGCAGCCGGCCGTGATCGAGGAAGCCGCGGACGCAGCCGGTGCCGAACACAGCGGCATCCATGGCGGCCCGGGCGGCCAGGCGGTCAAAGTCGGCCTCGGCGAAGACGCCTTCGATGAACTGGGTGAGCTTGCGGGCCTTGCGCCGCACCGACCAGTCGCCGTCGGTGGTGAGGAACATCGGCCGAGGGCGCGCCTGGATGACCTCGCTCTGCACGGTGGTGCAGCAGCTGCGGACGACGTTGAGGCTCAGTCGTTGCCGGTTGGTCGTGCGTCGCACCGAGTACTGTGCCGGCGCAAAGCCGAGCGAGGGGAAATCGTCGAAGAGGCAGGCTGCGTCGAGCAGGATGGTGTCGCGATCGGTCTGCCGGTCGCGAATCTGCCGGGCGATGTCGAGGGCGCGGTGGTCGTCCTCGTCGCTCTGCCACCACTGCGTCTCCATCAGCTCTCCCCGCGGGGGCCGGGGCGGTAGCCGGTCGAGCCGAAGCGATCCTCGTCGTCATCCCGCGGGGGCACCGGCCCCCGGAGGCCTGCGGGGGCGACCAGGGGCTGGGCCCCGAACATCACCCGGCGCAGCTCGCCCTTCTCGCTGAGTTCGGCCTCGACCACGCCGGCCTCTCGGAGGGCGGCGAGCTGGGCGGCGAGGCGGGCGACGTCGGACACGCCCCAAAGCGTGCAAGCCCGCAAGGTTGATGGCTATACCGACATGCTCAACGTTGCCTGCATGTTGATTCCGTCAATGTCACGGCTCTGTTAGGTTGTTGGCTATGGCGATTCGCAAGCAAATCATGGTCAAAGAGGAGACCTGGCGCCGGCTGCGGGCCCTGGCGTTCGTGACCGACAAGCCCCTCGACGGCGCCGTGGTCGACATCCTCGAGCGGGCCCTGGGGGCTGACCCGCAGCT